ACCTCGCCATTCGCGCCCATCGTCGATACCCAGCTAGTTCCGACCTCGCCCGTCTGGGTGATAATTTCGCTCAAACTCGCGAAAGAGGCGTCGCCCAAATCTCTGAGCATCGCGGTGAAGGATCCGGTAATTGGGGCGTCGTCCGAATACCTCAGCGAGGGAGGCGAGCCAAGCGACCCGCGATCGAGCGGGCTGATCACGGTCGGTCCCGGGATGCTGATGTTCAAGTCACCAGCTTCAAAGGCCACGGTATAAGTTGACGCTGCGGCATTGTCCGAAAACTTGATCGTTCCGTCCCGCTTAGTTTTGACAATTAGTGACTCGGCCATGATCTAACTCCTATCGGGCTCGCAAGCGGTCACGCTCACGGCTCCTTGTGTTCTGTCTAAGGAAGCCCGCAGCGCGAGCCTGGAAAAGTGTACCTGCGGGACTCTCGGTCTGCCCGACAATCGAGGGCAGGAGGAATTGCCCGACGCGACCGAGAAGCCCCGAGGTGCTTGGTGTAGTGGTTTCGACTGCCGCTCTGATCTGTGACCATGCCGAGCGCAGGAGTTCCTCGGACTTCGCCGCGATCTTGAGATATACAAAGTCATCCTCTGCGGCTCCTGCCCTGCGAACGTAGGCGGCATATTCTCGCGGGTTGCGGATCGTCCACTCTAGGCCCTCGGCGGTGATATCCCAGTCGGCCTGACTCGCGCCGGTATCGACGGGCCAGATGAAGTCCACAAACTCACCGAGTTGAAAGCTTATGCCCTCAACGATGCCCCAGATCGCAGAGCGAGCGCCGGCGGTGAGCTTCGCTGTGGCGATGCCCTGCTCGCGTAGGCGTGCGCCGACGTTGATCGAGATGTCGACGGATCCAGAGGTTCGGGTGTTCTCAGCCACTGAGATCCCTCGTAAGGCTGGCGATCATCTCCTGGGACACGATCTCCATCTCTTCCGCGAAGATCTCAAACGCCTCTTCGGCGGCACTCCCCGAGGGCTTGCCGGAGAGGTGTACGTGCTCGGCGTAGTAGTTCCCGCGCTTGTCTCGGGCATCGTTAAAGACGACCGCAGAGATCCCACGCTGCCGAGCCTTCCACCCTCGCAGGCTTCGACCGCTGCGCCTGCCGCCCTTAGTGCCGAGCGGCACGTAGTAGTCGTTCCCCTTCGCGCTGCGCTTGCGCGTGCCGATAGGCCACGGGTCGCCGGGGCGCTGCCCTGTCCCGCGTAGCTTGTCCTTGAATCGGGTGAGGCCTTCGCCGAGTGCTTCGGTGAGGTCGGACCAATTGATCTCTTGGGCGTTGTCAATGGCATCCTGCAAGCCTTCGACATCGACCTCTAACAGCGTGTCGCTCATAGCTCGATATCCGTGTCAAGCCGGAAGCGCACCGATCCGAATAGCCACTCTCGCGACTCGTGGACGGTGAAGGAAGTCGAGACGTGGTGGGCGCTCCACTGCTCCGAGCGTGAGGACGTGTCACCCTCGATCGCCTGGAGTGCCGCTAGGGCATCGGCTAGCGCCACGTCCCTAGTCGTCTTGTAGTTGTGGACATCCTGAGCCCAGACGCAGAGTAGATCGATCTCGTAGCGTGCGCGCTCGTGTCGGTCGAAGCGGTCGCGGTACTGTCCGGTGTTGGCGATCGTAGTCGGGAGCACAGAGAACGCGCGGTTAAGCGCCGCCTCGGGTGCCCACCTAGGATTGAGCAGTTCGGCTGACTCGAGGAGGCTCGTCCCGCCCTCGACAATCGCCGCGACGTTATCGAGCACTTGGGCGTGTGTTAAGACCACAAGGGAAGGCTCCCGGTCTGGACGCCTGGGCCACCCGTGTACAGCACCGACTCGGCTCCCGCTTGCTCGGTGCTATCGGCGTCCCCGTCCCGGTCGTAGTCGTAATCAAAACTGATTGACGCCCACTCGGTCGCGAACATGTTTTGATAGTCCTCCGCCAGCTCGGCGTACTTGCCATCACCGGCTGCGGTATGCCCGTCGCGGAAGATCAGCTCCAGCGACTTGAACACGAGAGCATCGTGGAGGGCGAAGGGCGAGAGGATCAGGAACGGCATCCGGCCCGCCTTGAGCAGCATCCGCACGATCACTTCCCAGGCGGTCGTGATGAAGTTGTCGGCGTCGTTCCCGGTCGCGATGAGTCGAGACAGATTCTGATGCCGGGCTTCCAGGTCAGCCGAGACTACGGTGGGGAAGAGGTTGGACCGGACGAGCGATGCAGCCCGGACGAACTTGACCGCAGGGTTACCGCTGATCACCAGATCCCACTCGACCCGCCACCCGTCGCCGAGGCTCTTAGTATCGGGCAGGTCCACCGCTGCGATCGTATAAGTCGCGATGTCCGCCACCACTGCCACCGCTGCCGCGTCCACGACCTTGACATTGCTCCCGTCGTAGATCGTCACCGTCCCCGAGTCGGGAGCGATCAGTGTTCCCGTCGTGTCGAAGATCTGAGCCTCGATCGGGTTCGCCTGCGCCCTGACAATAAACTCAGGGTAGGGTGCGTGGATGCGGTAGAGGGTGGCGTTGGTGGTCATTAGCTAACGGCTCCGGTCTGCGCGTCGACTTCTGCCGATGCGAGGGTAGAGCCGTCCGCAGCGAACCACGAGATCGACCACGTCGTAGGGGGATCGGTGGGCTCGGTAAAGTCGCCGGTGATCTGACTGGTTGCCCAGCCGTCCACCTGTGACCCGACCTGCTCGTAGCCGATTGCATATGCCTCGTCTGGACCGATCATTCTGCCCCCAAGGTGACGACTCGGAACTTGTCGACGGTCATCGTATGTGCATTGGTCGCCCCGTTGTAAGCGACGAACTGGACCCACATATTCGACGGGAGCCAAGTGTTGCTCGCGTCGGTGGTGCCCCGGTAGCTGTTGCTCGTGACCTGGGAGCGCCACTGAGCCTCGCCCATCGGATCGGAGAACTCCGAACCGTCGCGAATCGAGCACACCAAGGTCCCGCTCGGAAAGGCGACGATCTCAAAGAGGCTAAACGTGTCCGGCATCTCTGCGCTATTGAGAGCAGTCCACCCGGTGCCGGGGCTATTGCTAACCCTGTATCCGGCGTGCGAGCCGCCCCAGATCGACGAGGAATAGTGTCGCTCGATGCTCGCCGTGTAGGTCGCCGCTGCTCCGACGAGCATCCCGTATCCGTTATTGTCCTGCGCTGCGCTCCCCGAGATGATCGCCTGAAAAGCAATCGCCTGTAGGTTACTCGCGTTCGGATAAATCGGAGTCGATGACGGATCCTTTAAGGAGCAGTAGAGCCGGGGACAAGTCTGGGTTGAGTACCAGTAAGAAGCGGTGGCGGCATCCGGTGCCATCTGCAATCCGCTCCCGTTGATCTCAAACGCGGACGCGTTCCCGGCATTGACCGCACCCCAAGCCGCCCCGGAGACTCCATGCGGCGAAGCGTTGGAGGTCCAGTCGTGAGCGGGCTCGTCTGCCCAGGTGACCGAATAGCGCTCCGTCCAGCTCGACGAAGCGACAGCACCGCTGCTCGTTATGCTTCCTCCGATCGGCATTATCTAAACCAGATCACAGAAGCGTTAGGAGTTCCCGAGGCCGACTTGATCTCGATCCCGAGGTCGTCGCTGAGGCCGGGCGGAGGTGGTCGAAGTTCCCACCCCGAGCCCGCCGGCACGTTCTCTTCGTTAGCCCCTGCGATCCGAACCGTGAACCCGATCGAGGAGTCGTCGAGGGTGACCGAGATTGAACGCGCCCCGTCTTCCAGCGTGATGCTGGCTCCGTAGGCGGTCGTGAGTGCCTGAGTGGCTGAGCGATAGAGCGACATCGTTTAGGTCAGGGTGGCGACTGCGCCACTAACGATGACTCCGCCGGCCCGAGCCTTCGCGGTGAGCACGATTCCTGAGGAGGTGTCGACCCAGTAGACGACCTCGCCCTCGGCTACATCCCCGTCTGCGGGCTCGGTGGTGTTGCCCTTCATGTAGATATTGCCGGAGTTGTCTACCTTGATTGCGCTGTTGAGCGTCTTCGTTCCTTTTGCCATTACAATGCTCCCTTATGAGGAGGCCGGGCAGCGAGCCCGGCCATTGATTTAGCGGTGATCAGCTCTTGCGCTTCACCCCGTCTACTACGTAGCGAGCCGCAGCTCGCACTTTCTTTTCGGCTTGTTCCTGCGAGATCTTGCCACGAGACTCGCGGACGATCCGCCCGGTCATCCGGTCCATCGACTCACGCACTCCGCGCTTCTCACCCGACATCAGCGGCCTCGACTTTCTTGCGTGGCTTGCGTGTCTTCGGCTTGTCGCCGCGCATCGCTGCTAACAACTCCTCGGCTTGACGGAGGCGACCCGCTGCGATCTGGTTCGCTGGGTTCACCGATACGGCACCTTGGAGGCGTTCGACTTTCTTCTCTATGTCGTGAAGCTTGATCTTCTTGACGTTGGCGGAGATAGGCGCGACGACGCCGCTATCGATGAGGTGGCGAAGGAACGCGAAGTAGTTATCCCCGCCCTCTTCGACGAACATCCGGCCCGCCTCAACGGTGACCTTCTGGAAGGGGTCGACGTAGGTGCTGCCGCCTGCCGCGTGGGGGAGGGCGACCATGTAATCCTGATACTCGCCAAGGCGTGCGTCGGAGGGCTGTATCACTTGCCAGCCCTGCCGCATGTTGCCTGCTACTGCGAGGTCGATCCCGCCGCCGGTGACGACTCCGCCAACACCGGGATCGATGCGGAGCTTGGAGAGTTGGGGAAGCCACTCGCCGCCGACGAACATAAAGCGCATCGGGTGGTGCTTGTAGAGAAACCGGGTCTGCTTCTTAACCCGCCTCGGGATCTTAACTGCGTCCAGCCGCTCGGCCTGAGTAACGCGCTTGCCTAGTACTTGTGCCATGAGTTCCTACCCTCGTTTGACTGTGTTGGGAGTGACGACCCAGGAGGACAGAGCGGCCTTGCCAGCCTTGCCATCCTTGCCCGTCTTGTGAAAACGGATGATCCATCCGTCGGGAGTTCGCTCTCCGGAAGCATGAGCGGCCCCCTCCCTGGACCTGCGGAGCGCGGAACTAACCGCATCCCCGAAGGTCAAGGGAGAGGAGTCACGGAGACTCAAGTAACCGTGAACCGCCATAGCTTTATCGGTCGGTGATGATGGACACGCCTCGCGCGTCCTCACCGATGGCGACCGCATTAAAGGCGTGACCGATGACTCGACACAAACCGGGGTCAGCTACACGCTCAAACTCGGCGTATACCGGGCTCATCGCGGGAGCTGCGATGCTACCGGGCAGGGCACCCGAGGCGCTGGCCTCCGCGTATGCCACACCACCGAGGCCGAACATGGCCCCCGCGCTGTCGGCACCTGCGTTGGCAGTTACGACCGAATCGGACTTCCAGATGTCGACGCCGAGGAAGGAGCCAGAGAAGCCGGGACCCTTCATCGCAAGCATCTCAGCGGTCGGGGCGGAGAAGGAAAGCGCTCCGCCTTCCGAGCGCAGGGATTCCTGCAAGTCGGTGAACTGGGTGGGGTAGAGCACAGCGGCGTAAGGTCCGCTGACAACTGCCTGCTCAAGGGCGAACATGGCCGCGTAGAAGTCGTCAACCGTCATGTCGACGGTGGTGGTTCCCACTGTCGCGGTGAAGCCGTCAATCACGCCGCAGACCTGATCCGTGAAGCGGAGGCTGTAGGCGTTGCTGACTGCTTCAGCGAGGCGTGCGATGTCGAGGTTACCCGCTCCACCCGTCACCGACATCAGGTCGGAGATCTCAAAGGCGATGATCTGCTGAGCGACCGTGAGGCTCAAGGCCGAGTCGGTGATCGCGGTGTTGCCTGCGGCAGTGACCTCATCGGCGTTCGCAGCCGCCATCGGGAGATTCCAGTCAACCTGCGGAGTCTCAAGCTTCGCGGAGCCGGAGCCACCGAGGTCGCCGAGCTTGACGCAGAGCTGCCGGAGATCGGTTCGGTCGTAGACCAGATCCCAGATGAGAGAGTTGAAGACTTCGGCGGCGCGGAGGTTCGCACCCTGCCCCGTATAGGTAATTTCGTTAGCCATTGTGGATCACTCCTGCCGCATCGCGGCGCGTAGATGTTGGTTCAGTCTTCGCTGCGCTCGCCCGTGAGGTGGGAGTGACCGGCGCTTCGGTCGGTGCTCTTACTTCGCCCGTGAGGTGGGAGTGACCTAGCAGAGGACCCGACGCACTTAGGCTAGGCGCACCGAGCGCCGCCCGTCAAGTCTAAAGCGGGACCTTCAGCCCGTTGAGCAGCGAATCCTTCTGTCGCCGGAACTCGTCGCGGCTCATGCTGGCGATGCTGCCGGGCGTGTAGGGCTGGGCGGCGGGCGGGGCTGGCTTACGGCCTGCGTTCGCCTGCGGCATCTGCGGGGAGGTCGGAGCGGGAAGGGCAGGATCCGCGAGGTGGGGATCGATCTGCGCTGTAGGCTGGGGGGACAAGAACGCAGCGACTAGCGGAGTATTCCGCCCCTCCCGCTCAAACCAGTCGGAGAACTCGCCGGGCTCTTCGGCGCGTGCGAACTTAGAGCGCAGCACGTCGGAGACATCGGCATCCTTGATCCCGGCACCGAGCAGCACCCGGTCTTGACCCCATCGAGCCTCGGCCTCGGCGTGCTTCGTCTGGAGTCCGTCGAACTGAGAGCGCACCTCGGATAGCGTCTCTAGCTCTGCCTGGAACGCGCCGGCCTTCTGCTCCCACGCCGCAGCGGTGGGGCGGAGTTCGGCTAGCTCGGCGGTGAGGGCGTTGCGGCTGTCGCGCAGTTCGGCGGTGCGGGTCTGGATTAACTCCTGAACCTGGGCCTCGGTGTAAGTCTTCGGTGTGTCTTCGCTCATTGATGCCCGCCTCCTACGCCGGGGAAGAGTGCCCGCTCTTGGCGGATTGTTTCTAAGTGTGCGATCGCTTCGGCTCGCTCCATGCCGGGGTGCTGAGCTAGGACGATGTCGACCGGGGAAGCTAGGCCGACCTCTAGCAGGGACGTAGCCTCTGCGACCCGGGCCTGTCGCTCCGAGGGTGTCGGGGGCACTGCCATGTATCGGATCGAGTAGCCGGACTCGGGGAGGTTGCCGCCTTCGTTCGCGTTGAGGAGCGCAGCGGAGAGGGCGAGGACTTCCTTGTCGGCCCGCTCAAACTGAGCCTCGCTAGCCTTCTGGATCCTGCGGACCGTCTCGCGCTTGAGTGCGATAGCGTAGCCGGACTCGGCAGCACCTCCGCTCTTCTGGAAGTCGTCGGGGCTCAAGCCGCTGTGCGCGAGCACCCTCTGCTCAAAGGAGTCGACCGCGAGCTGATAGCGCTCGGGATCTACACTCGCGCCGAACTGGCCGAGCCTGCCACCACCGGGCACCTCTTCGGTGAACATAGCGATCGAGGTCGGGTCAAGGTGTACTTCTTTGCGCGCCGCCTTGCCGCTGCCCCGGATGGCACCGCCGCCGAGATGGACGCCGATCGCCCACCGCTGCGAGTAGGCCGCATCTCGGCAGAGGTAGCCCCAGAAGGTCCAGAGCGCGCCGATTAATAGCGTGGCCTCGACCTGCTCGGAGTTGTCGTAAGGGTTCCAGAGCGCCCCAGTCCTTTGAGCATGAAATAATGAATAAGGGAGGACCGCCGAGCCCTCTACTACGTAGGGGTAGTCTCCGCCGCTGAAGCTGCCGCCTAGCACCTGCTCGGTGATGTCGCGGGAGTCTTCGATCTGAGCCCGACCGCTCGGGAGCAGTACCCGATACTTTGGATCCTGCGGATCGCGGAGGTCGAGAACGTCCCAGGTCCATCGGTCCTGTTCGCCCTTCCCGTCTCCGACATCGAGCGAGGCAAGCCGGGCCTCGACTACTAGGTTGGGCTCGTCCGGGTTGTCTGCCGCAGCTTCGGCGTAGACGAGATCGGAAGGCACGGCCCGGTAGAGCAGCTCCCCGCGTTCGGTGCTGTAGTCGGTCCGCATCAGCCCTTCGCGCATCCCTAGAACATTCCGAGCATTGCGCGCACCGATGGACCATAGGCCGTCGTGGCGAACGCGGGTGGCGAACTCGTCTACGTCGGCGGAGTCGTGGGTCACTCGGGGTGCTACGTCGTACTGGACCGCGAGCTGCTTGGTAATCGTGGCGAATAAATTCCTGCTGACATCCAGATTCCCGAAGCGCTCGACGGTCTGCGGCGGGAAGAACGAGCGGCACTTGTTCTCTAGGTCCTGCTTCCACTGCCCCTCAAGTAGCCGGCGACGAAGTCGTGAGTGCGTGCGGCGTGCCTCGTCCTCCTGAGATGGAAGAGGCGGAACGTCTGAGAGTGCGGTTTGATCTTGGCTCATGTGTCCTCGGTGCCCGTCCGTGAGTCGCCCCCGCAAGAGTAAGCGCGCGCGGTGTGCGAGGTCAACACCTATCGCACCTTGATCCGGTCGGTGTTGCGGTGCCTCGTGTCTAGGAACTCCCGCCCAATGTACCGGGCAGCGTCGAGAATGTGAGACAGCTCTTTATTCTGGGACGTGCCGCCCGGCCCCCGCCAGTGACGCAGCCCAGCGATCAAGGCCTCGCAGTTCGGGTGGACGGTGAGCGAGCCCTTGACCATCGCGGAGTGAAGTAGGCGAGCAGTGTAGGCCACCGAGCCCGGACCCTTGCGCGCCGCCTTGATGCGGAACGGTGGAGCGGTGGGCGGTAGGCCGGAGAGCACCGCGATCTTCTGCTCAAGCAACTGGTTCACCCGGTAGCCCGACTCGGCCTTGCCTGCGCTGTTGACATCCCCGCGCGCCACGTCGACCGCTTCGGGTCCTAGGTCCCAGCGTGAGAGCATGTCGAGGATCCCGTTGGCGTCCTCTTCGATCCCGCTGTGCCCTTGGCTCGTGTACTCGTCGAGGAACCAGACACGCGGGTTGCTCTTGTCGCGAGTGTCGAAGCCGCAGAGCAGCGCGCCCTGTCGCCCGTGGCCTTCGCCGTGGTCGATGCCGATCCCAATCTGTAGCTCGCAGTCGGGTAGCTCCTTGCTGACCATCCCGTCGTGCCATGCCCCGTAGAAGCGATCAGGCGTCGC